TCTTTCCGCGAGCGAGAGCGTGCATGGCTGAGCCGTTCACGGTTGAGCACTTCGCCGCGTGGGCTGGCGAGCTCGAGCTTGACTCGGGTGACCGGTGGGAGCTGGAGCCGTTCCAGGAGGCGTTCATCGAGGACGTGTTCGCCGGCCATTCGGTCTGCTGGCTTGTCGTCCCGGAGGGCAACGGGAAGACGACTTTGATCGCGGGTTTGGCGCTGTACCACATCGAGTTCACGAAGTCTGGCTATGTGCCTGTGGCGGCGAGCTCGCGGGATCAGGCGGAGTGGATTTACCGGCAGGCGGAGGGGTTCGTTGTGCGGTCGGACATCGAGGATCGCGACATGTCCAGGTCGGTGCATGTGGAGGTGCCGCACAGGTTCCGCTGCTTGGAGGGGTACCGGCGGATTCGCCATGACGCGACGGGCTCGAGGATCCAGATTTTCGCTGCGGATGACCGTGGCGGCGACGGGATCATCCCTACGTTGGCGATCCTCGACGAGCTGCATCGCCATCGTGATCTCGGGCTGTATCGGACGTGGCTGGGGAAGCTTCGGAAGCGCAACGCTCAGTTGATTGTGATTTCGACGGCCGGCGAAGTGGGCGGCGAGTTCGAGAATGAGCGTGGGCGGTTGCGCCAGTCAGGGGACGTGGTCGAGCATGGCCGGTGCTTCACGCGTTCGGTGCGGCTAGGTTCGTCGGTGCTGCACGACTGGTCGGTACCGGAGGACGGTGACGTGGAGGATCTCGAGATGGTGGCGGCCGCTAACCCGTTCAGCGGTGTCTCGGTGGAATCGTTGCGGGAGAAGCGGGAGCTGCCGGGGATGACGTCTGCGTGGTGGTCGCGGTTCACGTGCAATCTGGCGGCGAGGGCGAGCGAGGCGGCGATCACGGAGCGGGAGTGGGCGGCGGCGCGGTCGGATAGGGAGATCCCGAGTGGCGCCCCGGTGGTCGCGGGTCTCGATATCGGGTGGAAGCACGACACGACGGCGCTCGTTCCGCTGTGGGTTGAGTCGCCGTCGTTCCGGCTGTTCGGCCCGGCAGTGGTTCTTGAGCCGCCGAGGAACGGCGACATGTTGCCGGTCGGCGCTGTCAAGTCGGCGATCGAGGATCTGAACGCGACGCATCCGATCGAGGCGCTCGTGATGGACATGACGGGCGGCGCCGATGTGGCTCAGTGGGCGGCGGACGAGATCGGGCTCATGGTGGTGGACCGGATCCAGTCGAACCCGTGGGCGGTGCGTGATTACGCGAACGTGATGGCTGGGCTGCGGGCGGCGACGTTGTTCCATTCGGGCGACCGTGGTTTGACGTCGCACGCGTTGAACGCGATCGCGAAGGTGCTGCCTGGCGGGGACGCCAGGTTCGCGAGGCCGTCTGAGTCGCGGACGGTGACGGATGGTCTGCAGCGCAGGCGCGTGATCGATGCGCTGGTGGCAGCTGCGATGGCGTTGACGTTCGCGTCTGCGCCCGCCGAGGCTGAGGCGTGGGAGCCGATGGCGGTGGCCCGGTGAGGTGGCTGCCGCGCCGCCGCCCGGCCGGGCAGGAGGCTATGCCGTCCCGGTCTGGGCTGTCGCTCAGCGACTACGTCGATTTCTTCAAGTTCGGGCCGCATTTCTACGGCATGTTCGGGATGAACCAGACGATGCCGGGCGAGAAGCAGGAGCCGATCCACGATTCGTTTCAGTCGTATGTGACGCACGCCTATCGGCAGAACGGCGTGGTGTTCGCGTGCCTGCTGGCGAGGATGCTGCTGTTCAGCGAGATGCGGTTCACGTTCCGTGATCGCCGCACCGGCGATCTGTTCGGGTCGACTGAGCTGGGGCCGCTCGAGGTGCCGTGGCCTGGCGCGACGACCGGTGATCTTCTCGCCAGGGCCGAGCAGGATTCGTCGCTCGCCGGGAACTTCTTCGCGGCTAGGCGCGGGAGCAGGATCATGCGGATGCGGCCGGACTGGGTGACGATCGTTGCCGGCTCGCCGGGCAGGGCGGATACGGATCTGACGTCGCTCGACGCCGAGGTGGTCGGCTACGTGTACGAGCCGGGCGGCCGCTGGTCTGGCCTAGACCCGGTGTTCCTCGGTGCTGACGAGGTGGCGCACTATGCGCCGATCCCCGACCCTGAGTTCCGGTTCCGGGGCATGTCGTGGCTTGGCCCAATCGTCGCGGAGATCATGGGCGACCAGGCGGCGACTGTGCATAAGCGGCAGTTCTTCGAGCAGGGCGCGACGGCGAATCACGCGATCGTGTTCGACAAGGACGTCGTGAAGAGCCCCGACGAGTTTCAGAAATGGGTGGATCTAATCGAGGAGTCGCACGCGGGTCTTGAGAACGCGTACCGGACGCTGTATCTCGCTGCGGGCGCGACGGTGCAGGGCATCGGGTCGGACATGAAACAGATCGATTTCAAGGTCGTGCAGGGGGCGGGCGAGACACGGATCGCGGCGGCGGCTGGTGTGCCGCCGATCATCGTCGGCCTGTCCGAGGGGCTGGCGTCGGCGACGTACTCGAACTACGGGCAGGCGCGCCGACGGTTCGCCGATCTGACGATGCGGCCGCTGTGGCGGAACCTGGCCGGGTCGTTCGCGACGATCGTCGAGGCGCCGGCCGGGTCCGAGCTTTGGTACGACGACCGGGACATCCCGGCGTTGCGGGAGGACGCGAAGGACAGGGCGGACACGATTGCGGCGCAGGCGAACGCGATCAGGACGCTGACCGACGGCGGCTTCGATCCGGTCTCGGTCGTCGAGGCTGTGACCGCCGGGGATCTGACGTTGCTCGAGCATTCCGGGCTGACGTCGGTTCAGCTCCTTCCTCCCGGCCTGAACGGCGAGGTTGCGTCCACGTCTTCGCTGGCTGGCTCGGCGAGAGGGAAGGAGAGCGGCACATGAGCGGCAGCGGTAACGGCTTCATCGTCAGGGCGATACAGCCAGGGCTCGAGCTCCGCACGGTCGAGGGCGGCGGGCGTTCCCTCGTCGGGCACTTCGCGGTGTTCGACCAGTGGACGGAGATCAACTCAGCGGTCGAGGGCAGGTTCATGGAGCGGATCGCGCCGGGCGCGTTCTCGAAGACGTTCCAGGAGTCGGCCGGGAAGATCAGGTGCCTGTTCGAGCACGGCCGGGACCCGCAGATAGGGAACAAGGTGCTCGGAGAGGTGACGACGGTCGAGGAGGACGAGCGCGGCGCCTGGTACGAGGTGGCGCTGCTGGACACGTCATACACGAGGGACCTCATGCCCGGGATCGAGCAGGGCCTGTACGGGTCGAGCTTCCGGTTCCGGGTGATGAAGGACCATGTCGATAGGCGGCCTCGCCGGTCGGCGTACAACCCGGAAGGGCTGGCCGAGCGGACGCTGCAGGAGGTGCAGGTCGTCGAGTGCGGCCCTTGCACGTGGCCTGCCTATGAGGGCACCGCGACCGGGCTGCGGTCACGCACCGACGCGTACGTCGGTGAGGAGCGGGAGGCGGCGGACGGGCGGCTGCTCAAGCGTTCGGTCGAGTATGTGTCGTCGACGGTGTGGGCGATGCACCCGGAGGCGATCGCGGTGATGCAGGCGATCCTTGCCGAGCGGGCGGGCGGGCATCGGCCGACCGCGGACGAGATCCGGGAACGGATCGAGCTGCACCAGTCCGAGCGGGAAGAGGCTGAGCCTACCGACCCGGTCGCTGTGATCCCCGTCCACGGGCCGATCATCCCGAGGGCGGCGAACATGGACATGAGCTCGCAGGCGGTCGGGATCGACGCGCTGCAGGCGCAGTTCCGTGCCGCGCTCGCCGACGACTCGGTGCGCGCGATCGTGCTCGATATCGACTCGCCAGGCGGGTCGGCCGAGATGGTGCCCGAGTTCGCTGCGGAGATCCTCGCGGCGAGGGGAGCAAAGCCGATCGTCGCTATGGCGAACACGTTCGCCGCGTCGGCCGCGTACTGGCTGGCCGCCGCCGCAGACGAGGTCGTCGTGACTCCTTCCGGAGAGGTCGGCTCGATCGGCGTGTGGTCCGTCCATCAGGACATTTCAGCCCAGCTCGACATGGTCGGTGTGAAGCCGACGCTCGTGTCGGCCGGGAAGTACAAGGTCGAGCGGAACCCGTTCGGGCCGCTGTCGGCGGACGCGCGCGACGAGATGCAACGGTCGGTCGACGAGATTTACGGCGAGTTCGTCGCGGCGGTCGCGAAAGGCCGCGGTGTGAAAGGATCGACCGTCCGCGCCGAGTTCGGCGAGGGGCGCATGGTGCGCGCCGGTGCAGCAGTCGCGCGCGGCATGGCAGATAGGGTGGGCACGTTCACCGAGACGCTCCAGCGTCTCGACCGTGAGGTTTCGCACTCGCGAAGCGCCGAGCCGGCCCTGGGCCACTCGGCGACGGCGAGCCGCGCGTCGGGGACCGGGACCGCAGCGATCAGCTACGGGACTGGGCTCGTCGTCCAGGCGGAGCATACGACTGCCGCGGCGACGACGGTGACATCATCGAGCACGGAGGCGAAGGAAATGGAGACCATGACGATCGAGGAGAGAGCGCGCCGGGTCGAGGAGATCCAGGCGCGCAAGGAAGAGCTGGACCGCGAGTTTAGGGGCGGTTCGCTCGACGAGTCGGCGCAGGCCGAATGGGACGGGCTGCGGGATGAGCGGGCCACGCATCTCGCGGCGATCGAGGATCAGCGGCGCCGAGACGAGGAGATCCGCGCGTTCCGTGAGCGCGGAAACGTCGAGACAGAGCGGACGGAGCCGCAGCCGCCACCGGCGGGCGTCCGTGGCGGCGGCACGAAGCCGCCGGGGCCGTACACGCGGCTGCCGTCCGACCTGCACGACCTCGCCGGCTACCGGCGCATGAACGAGCCCGAGCGGATCGTCGCCGCCTACCAGCACGGGGCGCGCGAGATCCTCGACCGGACGAAGTTCCCGCACCCGGACGCCGACCGCGAGCACGTGCAGGAGCACGTAGAGCGGCTGCTGCTGGGACCCGACCGCCAGCACGGAGACCTCGCCCGCAGGATCATCGCGACGAGCTCTGAGACGTACGAGAGGGCGTTCGGGAAGATGTGGGCCGGCGACGGTCTCACCGCCGAGGAAGAGCGGGCGCTGTCCGAGACCACGACGGCCGGCGGGTTCGCCGTCCCGTTCGTTCTCGACGCGACGATCATCCCGACGTCGAACGGGTCTGTCAACCCGTTCCGCCAGATCGCGAGGGTCGAGTCGATCACCACGAACGAGTGGAAGGGCGTCCGCTCGGGCGGCGTCACCGCCGGGTACGCGTCCGAGGCGTCCGAGGTCGGCGACGACGCGCCGACGCTCGCGCAGCCGTCCGCGATCCCGGAGCGGGCCGACGTGTTCATCCCGTTCTCGATCGAGATCGGGCAGGACTGGGGCGGCCTGCAGACCGAGATGGCACGGATGGTCCAGGACGCGAAGGATGACCTCGAGGCCGACAAGTTCGTGACCGGCCTCGGCCACGGCTCCAGCGAGCCGGAGGGTCTCCTCGTCGGCGCCACCGCGGTCGTGGCTACCGCAGGCACCGCGGCGTTCGCCGTCGGCGACCTGTACTCGCTCGAGACGGGGTTGGCGCCGAGGTTCCGGCCGCGCGCGTCGATCGTCGGCAACCGCGCACAGTACAACCGGACGCGGCAGTTCGACACGCAGGGCGGCGCGTCGCTCTGGATCCGCCTCGGCGACGGTCTCCGCAACGCCCGCACCGGCGCTCTCGGCGAGGCGCTGCTCGGCTACCCGACGTTCGAGGCGTCCGCGATGGTGACCACCATCACGGCGAACAGCTCGATCCTGACGATCGGAGACTTCTCGTACTTCCTGATCGTCGACCGGATCGGCATGAACGCGGAGCTCGTGCCGCACCTGTTCGCGACGGGCAACAACCGGCCGTCCGGGCAGCGCGGCCTGCTGTTCTACTGGCGGAACACGTCAGACGTTCTGGCTCAGGAGGCGTTCAAGACGCTCAAGGCGCTCGCGTAGCCGGGACGACCAATGACGTGCGGCGAGGGGCATCCCATCTCTCCGGGGTGCCCCTCGCCGTTACGGGAAGGGAGCAACAGGAATGACAGAAGGAGAAGTGTTCGAGGCCGTCCAGGCGGCAGCGATCACGCTGAACGGGAAAGAGGTGCTCGTGAGGCTAGGGGACCGTGTCCGCGCCGGCCATCCGATCCTCAGCGTCGCACCCGGGGGCATGTTCCGGCCGCTCACTATCCAGTTCGACATCGAGGACGCGACGGCTGAGCCGGGGAAGAAGCGCGGCAGCAAGTGAAGATCCTCTGGCACTCGAACACGCCGCTACTGCAGACCGGATACGGCGCGCAGACAGCGCTGTTCGTGCCGCGACTGCAGCAGCTCGGTCATGAGATCGCGATCTCCGCTTTCGCGGGCCAGCACGGCTCCGTGATCCAGTGGAACGGCATCACCGTGTTCCCGTCGGACGAGCATCCGAAGAGCCCGTACGGCAGGCATCTACTGCGCCCCTACGTGTCGGAGTGGGCTGGCGACGACCCGTGCCTCGTGATAACGCTGATCGATGCGTGGGCGCTCGGCGCCGGTGGCCTCGACGAGCT